CCCCGTAATCCTGCAGTCCGGCGTCACTGCCCGCCGGGGTGGTACGCCGGACGCTGACAAGCCGCTCAGCCCTGACACACAGAATGGGCTGTAACAGCGGCATGGCTGCCACGTAAAAGGTCCCCTCGGTGGACACCAAGATATCGCCAACCTCAAACTCCGCCGCATCAAAAATGCCAATACGGGTGGCCAGTCCGAACCGGGCTGCGCGCATGTAACCGTAATCGGTGGTGAATGAGGCCGAAAGCTGTCGCAGTGGCTGCGCGTCGAGGGGGCTGAAGGGTGATGCCGCCCGGTAATGACGGGCCGTACTGCCCAGGCGTTTCGCGGCCTTCCCGTTACCCTGGTTTACCTTCGCCGCCAGCTGATGTGCGTCCATATCAGCACCGTGTCACAGTTGATACGCCATTGCCCAGCGACGGGCCCGGAGTGATGCCAAGCAGTCCGCAGAGCTGACGCCGCCACTGATTGTAGAGCCGCGTGCGGTCTGACACTTCTGACCGGTTGCGCTGCCAGACAGCTGCTTTATCCGTATCAAGGTTATCTGCTGCCCGGGTGATGCCACTTTCCAGACCGGCCAGTGTCGTCAGATAGTTCACTACGATGGCTTCCTCCTCAGCCCGCAGCGTAGTCAGCCGGTGAGCCAGCGTCTGGAACCGGCCTGATGTGACCTGTGCGTAAGCTGCATCACTGCGATCGTCAGGTGACGTGTCGCCGGTCATGGGATAGCCCATATAGCGACGTGCGTCGGCCTGCTGCTGGGGTGTCAGCATGTATGACCTCATCTGAAAGGACTTTGTCTGAAGTGGCTGACCAGGACTAACCCAGCAACAGGGCGCTGTGTTCCGGTTTGATGTTCTGGCATCCCCATGCCGCGGCGATTTCATAGCGCACACGGCGATACTGTCTGTACATGGAGACTTCAAACGACATGTTAGTGCGCGGGTCGGTGATCATGATGCGGTCATCCGCCATGTCGCCTTCTTCCGGCAGCGCCGGGGCGCGGGTAGCGAGGATGATGGCTGAACGGCTGAAAGCAAAGTTGGCAGTGAACTCACTGACAATTTCCAGTTTGGTTCCTGGCTTAACATCTTCCATCAGTCCGGGCTCATGAATGTCAATGGTGTTAAAACTTTTAGCGGCAACGATATATTTGTGCTTCCCAATAATGACGACGCACCCTTCCTCAACGAACCCGGGCACGCTGGATTTACTGTTGTCGCCATCTGAAGGCTGGATTTTTACAGACAGACTTCCTTCCGGGCAATCCTCAGCAACTGTTAAGGTTCTGTCCTTAAGTGGCTTTTCACCCGACTCACTTTTCACCTGAGCGACGCCGGCTGATTCACGCAATGTAAAGCCATGCAACTCCAGAAGTGTGCCCTGAGAACGCAGTGCTGTGGTTCCGGCCTCATTGGCTTTGGTCAGCTGCGCCATGGTGCGCAGTGCCGCGCCTGCAGTGGTATCAATAACACACTGCAGATCGCTGAGCGGTGCACCGTTGTCCGTCAGGATTTTACGCACCTGCGCCGTATCGGTAAGCGTGTCTTTGAACGGTGTTTTACCCGCTTCACCGGATGCGCGTGAAGCGCGACGGAACAGCTCGCCCAAATCTTCTTCGATTTCATTAACCAGCGTGCGCATCGCCTGGGTAACCTGGTCGCGGCGGATACCGTGATAACCCGGGCCGGATTTAATACCTTTCTGCTGTTCACCTTCCCAGCGGAACGGCACCATACGCGATTTGGTAATGGCCAGCGACACATTTCCAATATCCTGGTCACCGTCATCCGGGGGCAGTTGTCCGGGCTTCACATCTTCAGCGTCTGAAGCCGGTGTCACAGGGATACGAATCGGCTGGTTGAGCGCTGCGCGTTCAGCTGTGGCGTCCAGCGTGATGGAGGGAATAAACCCGCAGAGTTCACGGGACACGATGTCCAGCGACTGATACAGGTCGGGAATGAGTTGAGTCAGGGTATTAGACATGCAGGGTTATCCTGTTAATCGGTAATCTGTACACCCGCACAGGCCCGTTCGCTCTGCTCCTGAGGGCTGAGGGATTCGAACTGTGCGCGGGTCAGTGTGTTCGGATTCGTATTGCCATTGCCGCCGCCGGAACCGCCGCCTGATGCGCCGGTGCCTTTGAGGATCTGGTCTTTGTAGGGGTAATGCTCAACGAGAATGCTCAGTGCTTCATCAAACCCCGCCGCTTCACCGGGTCTGGCCGCACTGAAGATTTTGTTTCCGTCGCGATCAAACGCCGTGACGGCGTCACCGACTACCTGAAAGTTGCTGCCGAACCGGGCTTCCACCAGGTCAGCCGGAATACTCATCTTCTCAGCGATGAATGTTGAACGGGCAAAACTGCCGCCAATTTTCTCCGCCGTGAGCTTCTGGCTCAGGTCGTCGCGCTCTTTTACGATGGGGGCATATTTTTCTTCGAGTGCGCGAACGGCTTCGGTTCGGACCTTTTCGACTTCACCGGCATCCACCAGCGTTTTGTCTTTCAGGTTCTTCACGGTGTCCAGTGCTGCCAGCGCCGCTGACGGATCATCAATACCTTCAAAGGTCTTAAGCAGCGTTTCTGCACTTTCCGCACGCTCACGGTGTGACTTTGCTTCACCGTTAAGACGCGAGATGGTCTGCAGGGTGCCGGGGGCATCAAATGTCAGCTCTTTGCCGTCCTCCTGCACGTAGACAGGTTTGCCATCGTTTACGACCACATGGCCGTTCTCATCGAGTTTCAGTTTCATCAGGGTCATCCAACCATTAATGAGCCATCCGGCCCGTGGCACCGCACTGCATCCGCAGCGAGCGGCAATAAAAGAAGGCCCATGCATCTGCACGGGCCCGGAGAAGGTTAAGTCGGCGTTGTTGTGGCCTGTTTATCTGATACCGGGGACGGCATTGCGCGGATACGCGCCTGCTCTTCCGCCCAGCGGAGTTCGCTGTTAATAAGGCCACGGCGCTGTATCTCGTTAAACAGCGTCTCGTCGGACAGTGCCCGCGTTTTATACATGTCCACCAGGAAGTCAACTGACGCTTCAGCCAGGGTAGTGGCACCAAAATCGCTGAAGATGGTGACGTGCCCGCCTTCGGGCTCACCAATCCATTCCGCCAGATACTGCAGCGCCAGCCGGGCCGCATCGGTGAGGTCACACACCATGCGCTGCAGGGCGCTGGTGCTCGCTTCATTATCGGTCAGCGTCTGCACCACGGTACGGTGGCCGGGTTTTACCACCAGCAGCTCGGCTCCTATCTGACGCATTTTCTCTTCAAGGTCGATGATGTCTGTGCGCCCGGCCTCGATGGCCCTGCCGCTGTGCTCCACATAACGCAGGTCTGCTTCATCCTCTTCTGACAGGATGGCCGATGCCGCACCCACCGAAATGGGACCGTCGCCGAGCTTTTTGCCGAACAGCACCGGTACACGGGCGACATGCAGAATGGTCTGCTGGTCACTGCGGGACTGCCAGTGTTCAACGTTGAGCCAGGCCAGTTCAGCGAGCGGCGGCCGGCTGTTCATAAACCCGCGCTTGTCGCCGTAAACCGGGACAAAGGTAATCTTCTTCAGGCTGGTGGTGCCTTCATCGTGCAGTTGCCACTCCAGCACCCCGCTCGTTTCATTCAGCTTTTCGCGATAAATCCGCCAGCGGCCGGGATTCAGCACCCTGACCTGCTCAATATTTTTCACGACAAATTCATTCTGCGGGTCGCGCTCACTGACCGTCTCGACGAAGCGCAGCAGCGTGAACGTCTCCTGTCCGTTGACCCGTTCTGAGTCGTAATCCAGCAGGCTGGTGGCATTCACCCTGGCGAAATAAGGCCGCAATCCGCGCTTGCGCTCTTCAGCCAGAGAGAGCTGTTTATCCGCAGGTGGGTGCTCGACAAGGATGCCGCAGAGCCCGTAGGCCATCGCTTCCTCAAAAGTGTCAGCCAGAAAGGAGTGCAGGTTAGTGCCCTGCAGGTCCACATCCCCGAACATCTCACGTATGCGTGCAGGCACTGCTTCTTCATTCCAGGTGACCGGGCGGGAAAAGGGTTTGCCACTCAGCACCTCGACCGTACGCGAAAACGCCGGAAACAGCGTCGCCACCGACAGCCGGTTCTGATAAAACGCCTCTTCTTCACTGGGCCATTTCGGCAGATACGTTTTGCCCGCAGCACGCATGGCGGCAGTGCCGCCCAGCAGCGTGCTGATCATGGGCCAGCATCCGGCCATCGACTCGATTTTGGGCGATCGCTTCCGGACGTCGTTGCTCATATTGATGTTCTGTCAGGCAGAGAATGGACGGACTGTTGTGCCTTTCGGCTGGAACAGTTCTGTAATGGCCCAGACCAGCGCATCCAGGCGGTCCGGTGATTTCTTCGCGGTAGCGGGCACGTATTCCAGAAGCTGGTTTTCGAGCTGGTAGAGGTTGCCACGGTGCGCCACCCGCCCCTGCTCATACAGCGCAGAAATGGGCTCAGCCCGGGCAAACTTACCCTTACTGGCATGGACACGGACGATGCGCCCGCGGAAGCCTGCATTGCGCAACGTATCTTCAGCCATGTCGCCGCCCTGGTTGGTTTCAATGACGATGGCTTCAGCGTGATGCTCTTCATAAGCGCGGACTGCCCGCTTCGCCCAGCCGTTCGGCGAGTATTTCCCGGAGTAATCCGCGTTAGCCGAGAATAACCGGTCATTACCGCGCCCGTAACTGCTCGCCACGACAATACCGGTTTCATCACTGTCTTCGCTGTTGGTCGCCTGCGGGTCAATGGCAACGACCGTCCGGGACGGCAGTAGGATGATATCCAGCGCACGCGCACCGGACACCATTGATTCAGTCCAGAGCGCGCCGTCAGCATTGAACCGTCGGGGCCGCTGCATGTATTGCGCTTCCGCGGTTCGCCGGTGTGAAAACAATGAGGTGCGATGTGATTCATTGTGCTTGTACGGCCATAGCCAGCCGTCAGGCAGACCATGTTCAATGGGTATCGCATGCGAGTTTTCCGGGTACAGTACTGAATACTGTTCGCTGTTATCAATCAGCACCGGCAGGTTCAGGTGGTGCCACTGTTCGCCACTCCCACCGCGCAGCAGATAGCCACTCAGGTCGTGGTAGTGAATTCGCTGCATGATGACCACGATGGGTGTGGTCTCAATAGCCAGACGGGAACGGATGGTTTCATTGAAGCGGGTGTTCACCCCGACGCGTATGGTTTCGCTATAAGCGTCGTCAGGTTTGACCGGGTCATCAATAATCAGACTCCCCTGCCAGCCCGACTCCATATGCCCGGCACGAAAACCGGTAACCTGACCCGCAGCGGACG